CTTATTTCTTATTTGGAATAGCACCAACTAATGCTACATCATCAACAGATAATGAAGTATTAAATTATAGATTTTCAGCTTCATATACTAGAGATTTCGCAGTTGGTACATCATATATTTTAAATAATTATATACCTTATGGCTCTGAATTATATAATAATTTAGGTTATTTTGATATGAGTACAGGTAGATATACATTAGGTAATCAACCTAATATACCTATTTCTATAAAAGCGTCAGCTTCTGTTACTTCATCAGCAGACGAAGTTACCTCTGTTTTACGTATAGTTTCTAATCTTAATGGAATTGTAGCTTCACAAAGTTATTTTTTCCCTACAGGAACTACTAGAACTGTGATGACATCATCATTTACAACAGTTCCAATAACTGGAGAATATTTTTATTTAACTTTTTCTCCTGGAGCTAATACCCAATTTACAGGAAGTTATTTTGCTACTCAATCAATAGCTCCTACAGCTTCTATTTCAGATTTAGTTGTTTTACAACCATATATTGATGAAGATTTTTATGTTAGTGAGTATAATGTATTAGCAGGAAACGCTGTTATACCTCGTTATAGTGCACTTTACATGGATGTAGATTATTCTACTAATATTATACAAGCTGTAAACTCAGCATCAATACTAGCTGGTACAGCGACTAGAGCAGCAGTACAAGATTCAAATTATTCAACCTTTGCTTACACTAGCCCAAGATATATAGGTCAAGAATTAAATTCAGCTAAACTTAATGAATGGTCTAATGGTGATATTTCTTATGGTAAAACACCAAATGTAAGTAATCCTGAAGTAAATTTTGTTTCATTTAAAAGTTTAAATGGTACTTCTCCTCAGTGGGGTAATAATAATTCTGATTTAACTCAAGTTAATATTGAATATATTGTTGATAATAATAATAATCTTACAAAACCTATTAATGATGCAGACAATATAAATTTGAACACACTTCGTCAAACATTTCCAGAATCAATTCCTTCAATAAATGATAGAATACATAATCCATCTAATGCTTCTCTTTTCTTAAATAATATTGAAGTATCTGGTTATGATTTATCAACATTAAATGGTCAATGGCCTCTTTATAAAAGTGGATATAGAATTGAACCTATTCTTTATACTCAAACTTCAAGTTATGATACTAAGGGTAATGTAACAGGATTTGGATATACAACAACAATGTCATTTGTCCAAGGAGAGCAAAATTCTAATAATACTGCAAGTAATTATATGATGTACGCAGCAAATACAAATGATATTATTAGTCAAGGTGTAATGCCTGCTGGACTTCATTTTTCTTCTTCAACTACATTATACTCAGCTAGTCTTCGTGATGATCTTTTAATTCCTTTTTCAGGTAGTATTTATAATCCTACAGGATCTTTAGCTAATTTAAAAACAGAAGGATATCAGCTAGGTTTTCGTGTTGAGTTAAATGCTAATAATTATGCGCCAACTATAATTAATTACGCTATACAAAAATCAATTAATGGAGGATCTAGTTGGAGTGATTTATCAACAACTCAAACTAATTATGTTAATACTACTAGTTCTAATATGTTTTATCGAGATACAAACGCGACAACTTCTTCATTATATAGAGTAGCAGCTACTGCTATTAAGTCAAGTAATTATAGAGTAGACTCCAATGGTAATTATATATATGTTGGTAATGCTATGCCAGTATATTTAAATAATACTTCATATTTTCAGGTACTCCAATATCCTAACCCAGGAGTAGGTGAGTGCAGAGCACCATTTTGGACAACAGGTTCATCAGCTAATATATTGTTAGCTAGTACAGCATCAGTATATGGTTTAAATAACTATAGAACAAATAAACAAAAAGATATAGAAAATAGTGGATTTAAACCTATTAATTTAGATTTTGAACCTCAAGCATATGATGAAATTAGATTCCAAGGTCTAGAACAATTATCATTTATTATCACTAATGTTACTGAATCAAATAACAAACAAATGATACTTAATTTAGATCAAGAAATACCAAATGGAGTTAACTTAGATTATTTCTTTTTAAGACGATATGTAGATGATCCATCAAGTATTTTACTTAATGTAAACTATCCAATACCAGATAATAGTGGTAGTTCTAATAGTACAGGTAATGGTATTTTAAAACCACAATATGTTACTGATGAAGTAAATACAATAATTCAAAATACATTAGCTCAAAATTTAATATAAAATTAAACTTGTATATATTTATAACAAAAATAATAACCAATGGGATATTTAAATAATACTATAGTAACAGTTGACGCAATATTAACAACAACAGGTCGTCAGTTACTAGCTCAAAACGACGGAACGTTTAGAATCACACAATTTGCTTTAGCTGATGACGAAATTGATTATACATTATATAATCCAACTAACCCATCAGGTTCTGCTTACTATGGTCAAGCAATTGAGAACATGCCTTTATTAGAGGCTTTTGCTGAAACAACTCAAACTATGAAATATAAGTTAGTAACTTTACCTCGTGGTACAGCTAGATTACCTATATTATCAGTACCTCCTTCAATTATTTTAAAACAAGGTGCTTCACAAGCAATTTCACCTCAAACATTAAATTATTTAGGAGCTAATTCAGTTGAACCATCAGGATATACATTCACAATCTCAGATGTTAGATTATTTTCTACATTTGAAGGTGTAGGAGTTAATACACCAGCTGTAACAGCATTAAATGTAACTAATTCAACTACAACATTAGGTACAACAGTATCTCAAACAGTAGTAGGAACAGTACTTAATTTAAGAGCTACAACAGTAAATACATTATTCCAAACTTATACTCAATTACAAGCTACATTAACAATAGTAGGTAGAGATAGTGGAGCAAGACAAACAATCCCAGTAACAGTAACTAAAGTATCTTAATATATAACATATGTCTTTTAATAGATTAGACCCATCAGATTTTGTAGTAAGTTCAGATTCAATAACAGCAACGTTATGGACTGGAGCTGTACCTACATTATCCTCTTTTTTCACATCATCAATTCAAGAAGCTGGCTCAAGTGGTGATTATTATTTAAATGTTTTCCAAGCTGATCCAATTACATCATCTACCGCATCAATTCAATTTGCAGTGGCTTATGGTAACTCAGAAGGAAGTGGAAGTACATTATATAACTCAGCAGTAAATGGATTATCACCTACTTCAACAGTTTATGGTCAATACCAAAATATAGTATTAGGAGATGAAAATACAAATTTTGTATTTGGAGCATTTACTTCTTCACAATTTTGGGCTATATCATTTGAAAGAGCAAGATATAAACAATCATTATTCCCTGGTTCTTTAACATTAGAATTATCAGGTAGTTTAGGAGTTATCACATTAACTGACAATAGTAATTATGTTGCTTCTCAAACATTTAATGAAGCTGGTAGAGTATTTCAATTAATTTCAGGCTCAGCAGGTGTTAAAGTAACTACAGCAGCTACAACTACAGACGGATATAGTTTAAACTCAGGTTCATATGGCTGGCTATTGCCAGATATTGGAACTATTTTATTAAATCCTTTTGCTTTAAGTGGTTCATTAGCTTCAGGTGGTATTGGATTAAATTATAGTGTAGTATCAAATTCAACAGGTAGTAATAATCAAAAATTATATAGAGCTATAAGTGGTTCAACAGCCGCTACATTTACAATTAATTCTCAAGAAACAATTACTTCAGATTTTATATTTGTAAGACCTAGAAGTGCAGAATTTAATTATTCAGAAAATCCATCATTCATTTCAGGTTCAACAGGTGAAGTATTATATCCTTCATTTATTAACAATCCACAAACATATATCACAACTATCGGTTTATACAATGACACTAACGAATTATTAGCGGTGGCAAAATTATCTAGACCATTATTAAAAGACTTTACAAAAGAAGCTCTTATTAGAGTAAAATTAGATTTCTAATGAATGGGCGCTTACAAACAATTTTTAGCATCTGATATCGTAGTAACTCCCTTCGAAGTAAATAAAGCATTCAGCTTCGAAGGCGCAGCAGCTATGACAGCTTCTGATGTCGGCATTGACCGATTTTTAGGAACTAATATAACAGGAGCTTTTAATCTTGCTTCTGCTCCTACAACAGGACAAACATCAACTCAATATCAAAGTTTAATATATAATTCAATTAAAGAATTATATTACACCAATTACTTAAGTTCAAGTTATGGTGATAATGTAAACACAGCTAGTTTAATACCTGGAGCTGACACAGCAGGAGATAGATATGTTGGTACCACACAAACACCTAACTATTTTAACTACTTACAAACTACATTAACTTACCAAAGATATTTTCCTACAGGTTCAAATGATATTATAGGTGTTATATCTATTCCTTCACGTTTATTTGGAGATTATATTCAACCTAAATCATTTGTTTATACCACACCTAGTGGTAGTATAACAGATGATGGAGAAGGTAATATAATAGATGAAAACTTAGAAATCATAGGTAATATATTTTATTATCAAGGACTTATAACTATTACAAGTGCTAATCCTATAGGTTATGGATTTGTGACTTATGGTAACACACTCTATGGTGGCCAATCAGGAGATAATGCTTCAATTTTAGAATATGTTACAGGTAGTAATATAACTTGTTCATTCTCTAGTTCATATAAAATATATGAAACACAATATAAATGTACAATGAGAGAAAATGAATTTAATTTCTCTCAAAATCCAAGTTTGTCTTCAGGTAGTACATTAATATCAAGTTCAATGGGTACTTTCTTTACTCCAGGACAATATTTAACAGATAACGTAACAGGTTCTTATTTTTCACCTTATGTTACAACAGTAGGTTTATATGATGAAAATCAAAACTTATTAGCAGTAGGAAAACTATCTCAACCCCTACCTGTATCACCTACTACAGATACAACAATATTAATTAATTTAGACAGATAATGTTAACATTACCAACTTGGGTTTACAATAGTAAGCCCATCACTAACCTCAACGATTTTCCTAAAGATACATTTGGATTTATTTATATAGTTAAAAATACTGATACTAATAAATCTTATATAGGTAAAAAAGTATTATACCATAATAAAAAAGTAAAATTAGGTAAAAAAGAAGTAGCCGAACTAACTGGTGTTGGTCGTAAACCAACTACTAAAATAGTAACCAAAGAATCAGATTGGGAAACATATTACGGCTCTAATAAAGAAGTAATGCAATTAATTAAAGACGGTAAACAAGCATTGTTTACCCGTACTATAATTAAATTAGCTTCTAATAAAAAATTACTTACTTACTACGAGACACAAGCACTATTTACCTATAAAGTACTAGAACAACCAGAATCATTCTATAATGATAACATATTAGGCAAGTTCTTTACTAAGGATTTTATATCTTAATTAGTTTTACAGGTATTTATAATAAAATTATTAAAATGAAAGACATTATAAGAATGCAACAATTAGCTGGTATAATTAAAGAAGAGCCAGAATCAGTTGACAGCACCTTGTTTAAACTTAAACAAGAATTCATGCCCGCTTTTGAACAATATGTTGATTTATATGAAATAGAAGTATTTGAAAATCCTAAAGACGATGAATATCAAAAAATACAAGAAGAATTCGCTAAACAATTAAAAGAAGTATTGTTTACATTACAACATGGAGAATTTTAAAGTATAAAATTATATTAAGTTAAGCTTGGGAAACCAAGCTTTTTTTGTTATAGTACAAGGTATGGTAAATCAACTACTTGTAAATTTAGTAAACTCGGTTTTAGGCGTTAGTAAATCTACATCAAAAGGCAACTACGCGTATCATTGTCCTTTTTGTAATCACCATAAACCTAAGTTAGAAATCAATTTTACTGAATCAGATAAAAGTGAAAATCCATGGCATTGTTGGAGTTGTAATAAAAAAGGTAAATCATTAATTAATCTATTTAAAGCAATACATGCCGATCCTGATAAATTAGCAGAACTAAGACCATTAGTTAAATATACATCAGGCGAAAAAATAGTACAAACTACAACTATTTTAAAATTACCTCAAGAATTTAAACCATTAGCTAATATATCTGATAGTAATATCATAGGTAAACATGCTTTAAATTATATTAAAAAACGAGGTATAACAGAAGACGATATATTAAAATATAATATAGGTTATTGTGAGGGTGGTAAATTTAATAAAATGATTATTTTACCATCATATGATGCTACAGGTAAATTAAATTACTTT